CGCGCGTGCGCCACTCGACCATGCCGAGGTATTGATCGGGCTGGCCCGGCCGGCGGAGCACCGCGCGGCGGCCGTACAGCGCCGGCCCGTCGTCTCGACCGGCGGCGTATTTCCCGACAATGCCGTCGCCGGCGAAGAACTCGCTGACCGACTTGCCGACGCCGTGCGCGAGTTGGATGCGCAGCTCCGGCATCTGGCGAACCCAGGCGTCCCACTCGTCCTTGGTCATCGAGGGCGAGGCGAAGAAGCCCTGCGGCGGGGCCAGGACCTCGAGGAGGTTGTATCCGCCGGTAAAGTCCCGGCCGGTCGTTCTGAGCGCCATCTCGATGCCGGCTTGGGTCCCGCGCAGCGCCTGGAAATGCCATTGGTTGGCGGTCCATTCGCGCTTGGTGTGCTCGGCCCAATCGTCATCCCACAGACGCGCCTGCATCGCCCAGGCGAGAACCGGAAGGTTTTGGCGCGAGATCGCCCACGGATCCCATACGTCCGCCACCGCCTCGGCATAGAGCGCCGTCAGCCGCTCGGCGTCGACATCGGCGAGCGCCTTCTCCAGCCCGGTTGCGGCCCGATAGAGAAGCTTGGCGCCGTGATGCTCGCTCATTCGCGCCGCCCCTTGCGGTTAAGCACGATGTCGGTCACCTGGACGCATTCGGTCAGGTCGACGGCGACGGTGGCGGCGGGCTCGACGATGCGAATGTCGGCAACGCCGTTCACCCTCTCGGCGGCGGCGGCGATCGCCATGCGGGTGTGATCGAAGCCGAGCCAGGCCTGATTCGCCACCAACTCCTCGAGGCTCTGGCGCAAGGTCTCAAACGCGACCAGGGCGTCGGCGCCGGGAGCCTGCCACACGTCCAGCTCGTAGCGGGTTTCTTCCACCCGGGGGCCGACGACCGAGACGATGTCGGTCAGGCCTTTGCGGCTGTGAGCGTGGACAAAGGCGCGCACCGCCAGCAATTGCGTTTGCGTCGGCACCGGGTCGGCGGCCGATCGCATGATCGTGATCTTGACCCGCCCGGTCCCCTCGACCGTCGTCGCCGAGGCGTCGTGAAGGGTCCGGTCGGCCGTCAGCGCCCAGAACACATAGGCCTCTTCGGTCCCATGCGGGCTCAACGTCGCCGGCGAAAGCCAGATCCGCCGGCGATAGCGCTCGTCGTCTTCGTCCGGGAGGCGCGGGACGCCGCCGGGATAGCGGGAGGCGATGGCGTCGAGATCGCCGCCGACCGCGAAGGCCAACGTGACCGACCGCGCCGCCTGGTTGACCCGATTGCGCAGGAGGAGCTCGAAATAGGTCGAGGACTCCTGCGTGATCTTGATCGGGTCGAATTCGAGCCCCTCGACGTCATAGACCGCGCCGGCCGGCGGATCGTGCTCCTTCCACAGCTCGACGAACCGCTCCATCCGGCCGTCGAGAATCGCCTCCGCGTTCAGCGCCTCGATGACGTCGAAATGCGGCAGGGCGTTCGGGTCGAGGACGCCGAGGCGGTTCATGTCGCCTCCCACTGCCCGCCGCCGCGGCCGATCAGGCCGGCCGAACGGCGCGCCTCAGGCGTGAAGTCGCCAAGATGGCCGCGCGGGCGGTAGACGCCCTCGATGCGGTTGGTCATCTGGCCGGCGCGCAACTCCTCGACGCTGGTGAGACTGCTCTCGTCCTCGCGCTGCGCGATCCGAACCCGTGTCACCCGATAGTTCGGCTCCCACAATTCGATCGACGAGGCGATGGCCCAAAAAAACCGAGTGATGACTCGCCGGATCGCCGATTCGCCTAAGATGTGGGGAACAAACGAGCCGACCCAGCGGCGCAGCACCCGCTCGTGGAAACGGGTCATCAGGATCGTCTCAATCGACTGCAACACGTGCGGCCAGCCGAGCAGAATTTTGCCGGTTCGCCGATCGATGCCGACGCGCACCGGCGCGAGCAGGATTCGCCCGCGTCGAAGGTCCGGCCACAGATCGTCGACTTGCGCGCGGCTATTCATCCCGCGGCGTCTCCGGCCACGTTTGCTGCGCCGTCTCTTGCTGCGCCGTCTTGCGCCGGCGGGCGGGCTCGGCGGGCTCGGCGGGGGCGCGCTGCTTTCGCCCCAGGGCCGCGCCGAGCTGCGTCTCGCCCGGGCTTTGGCTGATCGCCCCCTGATCCAGCCAGTATTCGGCTTGCGCCGCGGTCAGAAGCACCACGCGATCCTGATCGCGCATTTTGACCGGCCGGCCGCCTATTTCTTTGACCCCGGGCACCCGAACATAAAATTCGCGCAGAGGCTCAACCATGATGATCTCCTATCCGTCGTCATTGGGAATCGGGTCGTCGCCCAGCCGCGGCGGGCTGGAGAAAATGATGCCCTCGCTGGTGACGGCGATCCATTGCCCGCCAATCCGCAGCTTCGCGCCCTTGGCGTGGGCGGCGAAACGGGCCTCGCCGACCTGACCGGTGACGCCGCCGGACTTGTTAAGACGGAACTTCATGCTCGGGGCGGCGGCGGCCATCAGACGGCCCTCCGCGTCTTCCTTGCGTTCTTCGCGCAGGTAAACCTCGTAGCTGTCGCCCTTCTTCGTGGTGTGCAGTTCGCCGAGTTGATAGGTCTCCGCCTCCGCGCCCTCGTCTTCGGCCTGGTCGGGCGCTTTGAACTTGTCGTTTGGCGCGTCGGCCGACACCGTCGCGGCCTCGTCCATCTCGCCGTTGACCGTGTCGATGGTGACGTTCTGCCCCTTCTTGTAGAACCGCCGCTCGCGCGCCCCGCCGCGATGGTTGGAGGTGTCGAGCCACGGTGACAAAACCGGCTTGCCGTCCGGGTCTTTGCCCCATGCGACCCGGATCTTGTCGCCCTTGACCTCGTCCACCGTCCCCTGATGCACGCCGCCGGCGGTCCGGCGATGCATCTCGGAAACGTCTTGGATGAGGCGGGCGAGTTCGTTCGCCATTTACATCTCCCCGCGCTCAAGCGCCTCGACTCGCGCCTCGAGGGCGGCGAAACGGCTCTCGTCGGCGTCTTCTCCCGCCGGCCCAGGCGGACCCGCGGCGCCAGGCGGACCCACGGCCCCAGGCGGACCCACGGCCCCAGCCGTGCCCTGAGGGCCGGGAGGGCCCTGCGGCCCGGGCGGGCCGTGTGCGCCGGTCTCGCCCCTGGTCCCCGGCTGGCCGGCGGTTCCTGGCGCGCCCTGCGGCCCAGCCGTGCCTTGTGGGCCGGGAGGGCCGGCGGGGCCGGGCGGACCTGGCTCGCCAACGCCGGGCGGGCCTGGCGGCCCTCGCACGCCGATGGGGCCGGCGCGGCCCTGCGGTCCGGGAGGGCCCTGCGGTCCGGGGCGGCCGCCGATCGGACGATCGAGCCGGCCGAGATCCAGAGGCGTCGCCTCGACCAAGCGCGGCGGTTCGCGGTTATCGGCCAAAGTCACTCGCGAAGCTCCTCGATCGCCGCTCGCAGCTCCGCGACCTCCGTCTCCAGCGCGGCGATGCGCGCCACGTCGGCCGGGTCGAAATTCTGCCCCGGCGTGCCTTGCGGGCCGGGCGGTCCGAGTGGGCCGGGCGGCCCTTGCGGTCCGGGCGGCCCGGCGGGGCCTGGTGGGCCCGCGCCGCCAGTGGAGCCGGTCGTCGGGCCGCTCATCGCGCCCATTGGGAGAAACCTTCGTCGTTCATCCGCCATGAGAAGCCTCATATTCGGGGGGGCGCGATTCAACTTCGATGTCCGGAATGTCCAAAGGCGCGATGCCGAGCGCCGTCAGGCCGCGCAAGGTGTACGTCCCGCGCTTCTGCTCGATCCGCCACGACGGCACGGGCGGCGTCGTCTCGAAATGCGCTTTGATCAGCGCGGCGATGCCGCCAAGCTCCTCGTCCTTCTCCGCGAGATCAAAGAAGTCCTGCCAGAAGCCTTTCGGAATGGGCTCGCCATAGACCGGGTCGGCCAGGACGGTGAGCTGCATCCGCATGATCCGCGAAGCGAAGCGAATGGCGCTTTGCTGCTGCTGCTGGCCGGGACCGCCGCGCCGCACCTCAACCCGGGATCGGCCTGCGACCGTGAATTGCCGCCAAAGCTCGGCCCAAGGATTGTCGACGGCCAGCAGGGCTTGGAGCGCCTGCTGGGCGATGAAGCCGATCGACAACTCGAGCCCTGCGTCGGTTTGCGCCAGCGTGATGGTCTGGCCGACACCGGGCGGGCCGTGTGCGTTGCTCTCGGGCGGCTTCGGCGGAACAACCACCTGGTCGGCGACCGCACATTCGATGGTCAGATAGACTCGCGCGTCGGGGTTGTGCAGCGAGTCGCCCTCAAGGTCGACGTCGGCGTCGTCGGTATAGACGCCGATGAACGGCGCGCGCTCCTCCTCGAT